ATGCCGGAGTCATCAGACTCACGTACCTTGAGCACCGCCATCGTCGCATCGATCGACCCGAGATTCACATAGATGGCCAGCTTACCAAAGCCAGCCGTGTCGATGGCTGTCGTCGTAAACGCAGCACCGTCCTTGATGGCTGTCGGTGGGCAGAAGTTGACAGCCTTAACGCCCTGAAGAAAATTCATAGTAGTCCCTTTCGATTAGGCGTTCTGTGATGAGAATGCAACGATCGGGCCCGTCGTGCGGGTCGATGCCGTTGCGCTGTAGTTGCCGACCTCGTGCACGCGGATGTCCACATATTCGGAAGCCTTGACATGGATCGTGTCAGTCTGGAAGCCGAGGCTGGCATCCTGACGAATCGATACGGCTTGGCGATCTCCCATGGTCGAAGCCAGGGCGAGGTTGCCAAAGTATGCGAAGATCTGAGAGTTACCGTCTGCCGATGGCATGACGTCCACGAACTCGACAGGGTAGCCGAGGAACCGCTGACCGAATGACGAGGCCAGCTCGGCAGCTGTTGCGCCACCCTGAGCATAGGCCAGACGCTCGACAGTTGCGCCGAATGCCACCTTGTTCATATACCACTTCGAACCAGCTAATGCATAGGTCGGAACCTTGCGTGCTCCAGCTGTGAAGTCTGTGATGACGGCTTCGCTGAAAGCATTGCCACTGATGACTTGCACGGATCCAGCCTTTGACTTGTCGGCATCGGTCGTCCATGTCCCGCCACCGTCCGTGACGACTTTCTTGATGCGACCATCAAGACCGAGGATGCCACCGTAGGTGGATGTTCCGTCGCCCAAGAAGCCAGCCGAATCTTCAGCCTTGGCAAACTGGCGAGCTACCGATTGCGCGAACTGCTGACCGAGTGATACGGTCGAGTTTGCAAGCAGCTCCTCAGAGATGAGAGCATAGCTGGTGAGCTTCTTTGCAGTGAGCACGATTGAGTCAAAGCTCATGTCAGAGGCTGTGTACGTGCCACCTTCTCCGATCCATGCAGCAGAGACATCGTCACCGGTACGGAAGATCTTGAGTGTCTCCGAGCCCATGCCGACGACGTTCGTGTTGCGACGGAATACGCCGTAGCTGTCTTTAAGGTCGATGATGAATGATGCCACTTCCTGCGGAACGAAGAGGCCACCAGTAGCATCATTACTTTGCGTGTGGGTCTTGTATTCCACACCAGTCACATCAGCATACTTCTGACGTGCTGCTTCGCTGTTCATGCCAGCGATGAAGAGACCAGTCACGAGTGACTTGTACTCTTTGTCGTCGCTGTTCTTCTTAGCTGCAGATTCACCGACCTTGATGTCGGCTGTCTGTGGAAGCTTGTTCACTGGCGTCTTGATTTCGGCAGAACGCTTGGCGTTGGCTGCCTTGATGGCTTCGAGGCTCTTGAGCTCTTCAGCCTGATTGGTGAGGCTCTCGATTTCGCTGTTGAGCGTCTTCGCTGCCGTCACTTCGTCCATCGTTGGCTCGGCCTTGGCGAGCAGGGTGTCCAGCTCGGCAGACTTTGCGACGATGGCGTCGTTGATCTGTTGGATGTTCATGGTTTGTTGCGTTTGTTGATAAGATGACGAAGGGCCTCCATCTCCATGGCTGCCTTCGCACTGACAGGTTGCGCACCATCAATCAATGACTTGATCGACTGGGCTGCGCTGGTGAGGGTGTCCATGAGTTCGGTGAGGCGTGCCACGTTTGCCGACGATAGCGTGCGCCCCTCCTTCTGGCGAATCTCAGCACGCGAGTTCAGCCTCGTGACAAGACGCTTGATGTCACTGCCGACACCATCTACGTCGTCATTGAGTCCCTTCGCACTGATAACTGCCGTCATTGGGTTTGCACCGAACAGCACAGGACTCCACTCGTAGAGTCGTCCTTTGACGAGTTCACGGCTGCCGTCTGTGGCTAGTGCTTCCTCTGCCACTGTGTAGCCTATGCTGAACTCGTCGATGATACCGTGCTTGATATTCGAGAAGGTCTCACGACCTGCTTGTGTTTCAAGGTTGAATTGTCCCTTGATGTATAGACCACCAAGATCCCGAAGCTGCATCGGCAGCATTGGGTCACCTGGCAGCAGTTCTTTGGCTTCGAGGGTCTTTGCTACTGGTGTGTTCCAGTCATGCTGCCATACACCTTTCGGCATCTTGTATGCAAGTGAATCTGCAAAGAAACCGAACTTGACCCTGTCACCGTAACTATCGACGTTGTTGAATACACTCACGATGGCTTCGACGATACCGTCGTCAGCCAGTGCTTTCATCTCAGTCGAATATGATTTGCGTTCAATGTTCATGGATACTCCAATCGTATGCACAAACCTACTGGAAAAAACAAGAAAAAATTTTACACATTATGTACGTGTTGCCCGTGCGAAGCACCGGCAGTTTACAGCGTTCCAAGCAGACAGCCCCGGGCCCGATGGGTATGGCGTGACCTCACCACCGACGGTAAAGTTGCCGTTCGCATCTTCGAACGTTCCGTGGGCTGCGTCGTGCTCAGGACGTGCGCCAGCTAGCGCAGCCCACTGACGACGTATGCCACCGATTTCGTCCCAGACGTTTTTCTGCACAGTGCCCGTGGTGGCCGTGGCCGTCGTCCGTGCGATCAGTTCGGCACGGGACTGCTTGACCGTGGGGATGACTGGCATCTTGAGACTTTCGAACTTCTCTTTCAATAAGCCGGACAGTTCACTTTCAGATAGCCGAGGGTTATTTACGATGAGTTCCTGCACTTCCGTGCGGATTGTCCCCACACTCTCTGAGATCATGTCAGCACTTCTTTGCATCCCCTCACGTCGTGCCTTGCCAAACTCACCCTCTGGTGCATCGCTGTTGACCTCCTCAGCTGCCAGCCTCAGCACCAAGGCCACGAGCTCCTCACGGCTGCCCTCGGTGGCGTCTGCAAATTCTCTCTCCCATACATCGAGGCTGAAGTCATCGATCTTGAGCTCCAGCGATTTTGTCCCCGTTATGCTCTTGTATAGCTTGTCAAGTGCTCGGCCCCATTGCCTGGCGATCTTCACAGAAGCTTTGGTGAGCAGCTCGTCATAGGCTTTGACATAGACCTGATCGTCTGTAGAGTGCAGCCATGCCTTTGTCTCCGGGCCAATGACGACCACGGTCTTTGGCTCCTCGGTGTCAATGTCCACGATTACGGAAGGCTGATCACCTGCGACTTTGCGAAAGGGCGCAGCCGTAACAGCCGCACCTCCTTTCAGGCTAAGGGTCTGCACATCGCCATTGTCTGGGCTGTCGTCACTGATGTCGTCATCAGTCATGCCGATGGCCTCTGATGCGATGGCCTGACCTGCAAGGGCTTGCACCGTGCTCAGGTCAAAGCCGATCTGCACACCAAAGTCTGGGATGGCCAGCTGCGCATTCAGCTGCTCAGCCAACAGATTCCAGAACGGCACACGTGACATTGTAGTGAAGTCCTTGCTGGCCTGCTCGAAATTGGAATAGGTCGATGTGGCCATACCAGCGTGCGTAAACGCAATGATGGGATGCACACGGTACACGCCACAGATGCGTGTCTCGTATTGACCGAACGTATCAGACAGACCCATTTCAGCCCAGTCTAGGGCAAGACGCTTGATGTCCTTGATGCCCCACATATGACCGACCGCGCCGCGCCGATCACCACCATATTTGCGCTTGAAGGTTCTTTCGGCTGCGGCGATTTGTTCGGTCGTGAGTTCTTCGTCGTAGATCACGACGGTCTTTGGCATCGCGTCGTTCTTGTGGATGTTGAATACCGTCGCACTGGCTTCGTTGAAACCCTCGATGGATTGCGATGCCATATCGATTGGTGACCCTCCACCCATCGGCTTCTCGGGATCATACCAGAAGCCCACCAGATGCACGACGTCTGTCTTCTCGACACGGTATGTCTGCATCCCGTCATAGTAGAGATAGTAGGCAACATCACCCCAGCCGTCATTGACGGGGGCAAATCTCTTGTCTGTGTACCATCTGATGCCGATCACAGCACCGCTGCCATTGCGCAGCTTGTAACCGTAGGCATTGCCACCGATGCAAAGGATGGTCATGATTTCAGACATGGTCACACGCCACTGGTCACGAGTCAGCAGCTCGACAATGGGCTGCTCGAAGTCGTAGTCACCATTGGGCTGGATAACTCCTATCTGTGCTTCTGGCATCATGAGGGAATACGCCAGAGTGCATCCTTGCGCAATGGGGTTGGCTTTCCACATGGCATAGGCTGCGGGCCAGTTCGTTACTGGCGTGAAACTATGACGGCTCCAAATATCACCCACGATGGCTGGAACGTCATTGACCGCCTGTTCGCCGGTTGGACTGATGTACTGTTTGATTCGAGTTAGGATACTCATGGTAGTCGGTTGGTTAGGTTAGATGATAACAGACCCCGCACCCTGTGACTTGACAGCAGCGAGGTCGGCATAGACGAGGGCATCGACCATGTCGTCATGGTCTGACGTGGGGAATGATAAGAGCTCGTTCTCGAAAGCTGGGTCGATACCTCGCACGTGTGTGATGAGCATCTGCTCGTAGCGTGCGAGCACGCTGTGGAATCGTGCGACCTTATCCCGGTCTGGCTTGATGGCCTTCACAGGCAGAGACGTTTTGCGCAGGAGTTCCTGCACTACAGCGACTTGATACTGCACAGCCTCGATGTTGATCCGAGTGGGTGACCATTTAGAGGCGTAGCTCTTGATGGTCTCAATGATCTCGTGAAACGTCACACGGCCACGCCAGACATCGAGCACGTACCGACGTCCGGTATCCTTGTGATAGCCCACGATCACTATGGCCGAGTAGTCTGCAGTCTCCTTCTGGCTGATGGCAAGGTCAACACCCATCCCGATGCGCAGGTCACTAGGGACTTGATCGGCACTGATGTGGGTGAGCATCTCACGTTTCACCAGCGCACCCTGGACATCGATGAACTCAGCTAGAAACTCCTGTTGGAAGACGATGCTCGGCAGCTCCTGACGTGCAGCCTCAATCTCGTCTGCACTGATGTATGGATTCACGTCTGATGGCATTTGCCAGTATGACCACCTCTCGTCAGTCTGTGCACGCTGTGCAAGGCTGTAAAAATAGTTACGGCCTTTCGGTGTCGAGAAAAACCATGCATCGCCTTTGTAGTCTGCAAGAGTTGGACGTATGGCCATCGTCCAAGCTTCTTCCAAATTGGGAACCATGGCAGCCTCATCGATCACCACCCTGCGGTACTTGCGACCACGAACAGCGTCGAAGTTGTCCAGTGACCACATGTCGAGCTGACCACCATTGATGTACGTGATGCGCTTCTCTGACTCATTGGTCTCTGCTATCACGTCTGCAAGGTCGCGCTTGACAGTGCGCCAGACCTCCATGAGCATCTTGTATGTAGGGGCGAAGTATGCAGCCGGGTCACCGGTGGTGATGTTCTCTGCTAGGACGGCTTCAGCTAGGATGGTCTTGCCAAACCTACGACCGCAGTTGATGACGTTGAAACGCCTGCGGTGTGTCCAGATGCGCACCTGCTCAGGGTGCAGTTCGAAGTTAAGAGTTGCCGGCATCGAGCTCGCCAGCAGAGCGAGCACCGCCCAAGTTCACAGTGATCGATGTGTCACCCTTGACCGTCTGCTCGACCTCTTGGCGATCCCGCCATCCGAGGACGTTCTTAGCGATGAAGATGGCCACAGAGCCATTGCCCTTCTCGATGTTCCCCGTAGCATGGTCATCGAGGAGTGAGGCGATACGATGCTTGCATGACATGCGCACCTGCTTCACTGCGGCGGAAAATTCTGGATAGATCTTTTCCCATTCCCTGACAGTCTCGTCGTGGATGCCGAGGTGCTTGGCAAGTTGCTCGATGTACATACCACGCTCGATGGCCTCAGCCATGAGCGGCTCGATTTTATCCCAGTTGTACTCTCGTGGTCTCCCTGCTGGCATGTGTCAAACATACCAAACATGCAATAGCAAAAATTTACACAAAGCCAACACTGTCGATAGTGCGTGACACCAGGTCACCGATCTCGGAGTTGTATGGGGTTTCTGCAATGCGATTGACACCGTGACGGATGGTCACACGGTGAAACATTGGTGCTGATCGCTGGATGCGAGAGTGAGACCAGCCGTGCTTCGTGTTCAGCACATACCAGCCGATATATCGTGCTGTGGTCACCTCGTGCTTGTGGACTCGTGTAAGGACTTTTTCGACCGGCACTGAGCACACGTCGGCAGCTGCAGTCATCACTGCGATGTAGAGATCGGTCATGGGTATTGATCCATGGTTGATGAAATGAAGTTGCGTGCATCGTCTGCACATGTCACGATGGAGTAGGGGACGCCGTAGCGTTTACAGCAGGATGCAAACCGTTCTTGGCTTTCGGACTTCTTGCCACGCTTGTCACGCTTGACTTCCAGCATCCAGGCTTTCCCGTTCCGATATACCACGAGATCGGCATGGCCAGCCGTGGCATTGATGTTAGTGACCCGATACGATGACAGACGCGTGCCAGACTCTGCAATTTGCGTGCTGGAGTTGATGCGGATGACCATGAAACCATCCTTTTCCAGCTCGGAGGCTATCATTCGCTGTACTTCATGCTCCAGCAATGGCCTTTTTTGCCCCTTTCCAGCCCCGCCACGGCGTTTTTCTGCTTGTAGGCGGCTCCAAGTACGCTCGAAGCGTTCATCGGCCTCCTCGATCAATTTGTGGAGGTCTTCATCATCCGAATGTTGCATAGCTATGCCACCTCTTCGTTGTTGGATGTTCGTACCATTCGAATCGACCCTCATGGCATGGGTACATCAGTGCCAGAGTTGTCTTGCGTCCCCATTGCCTCTCCTGCTCAGCACCCGCCATGACCTCGGGCCACGTCAAAGACCTGCAGAGCTGCACCCCTTCGAAGGTCTCGACATCGGCAGGGGGATCGTCTGGCATCTCGCCCTCCCATGCGTCCCCCGGCACGTGCCCTGTCAAGTCAAAGAATCGCTGCTCTTCAGGTGTTAGGGGTGAAGGGGGTGAAAAGGCGTTTTCTATAAGTTCCCCTTTTACTATTGATTTTAAGTCTTTCAAAACAAGGGTTTTACCCCTACACCCCCTACACTCGTGTAAGTCGCAGTTTTTACAACGTGTTACGGGTTTTACTTCAGACGAAATAGCCTCTTTAGGTGTTAATCTTTGCCCAAAATACCCCTCATCGAGGTCTCCTTCGTCAAAATTGAACGGCATCTTCGCCCCCTTTCGACAGATCAGGCACCTGCTGAGAACCGTAGGCAACCCGAGCCGTACTAAGTATTTCTACTAAGTAACCAGACTTCAGGTGGCCTTGATGACGTTGTGCTCGGTGCTCATAACCAGCCCTCGTCATAGCCCTTCCGACGTCTCTGATGAACTGAGCATTCAAGTTGATCGGCACAGCGAACATATCGGAGTGTTTCTTTTGGATGATCGATGCGATCTCAGTGGCACTCATGCGGGGCCTTGTGCCGTCGTCTTCGACCTTCTTGCACCACGTGTTAACCAGGTCGTCAGCCATCGAAGTGGCCTCGAATTGCTGGTTTTGACGCTGCACAAAATCATTCATTTCTGAGTCAAACCACGACTGGCCACCGTTCTTGTATAGGTACAATGCTTGAGCCCACAGCCTCTCAATGTCGATCTTCTGCAGGGCTTCTAAGTCCACGACACCACCGACCACCAGCACCGGGAACCGTCTCGACCCGGTCTCGTCGGTTAGGAACGTGCGCTTGTTCACAGACCCTGCAAAGCTCACACGTCTAGGAACTGTGATATGGTAGTGCGCATAGGGGTGACGGATCGTGTGCTGGTCTTTAGACGTGGTCTGTTTGATGAGATCGACCGACTTCTTCGTCATCCCTTCGAGCTCGTCATCGACCACGATGAAGCACTGGCTGAGCTTAATTTCGTTGTCCTTGTCACCAGTTATCATCCCTTCGAAGTAATGGTCACGACGTAGGGCCTTAGGTGTCAGGTGACGCAGGAACGTTGTCTTGCCCACCCCTTGCGCCCCCTGCAGGATCGGCATCACGTGATTGGGCTTGTGCTCGAGTGCGCACGCCACGCACCCTAGTATCCACGTCTGCATGACCTGTAGCACATACTTCTGCTGTGCTGATGCCGTCATCGATGTAATTGATTCCGAGGGTGGAATCAGACTGCACAGAGCAGCTATCTCATCACGGTCACCGGGCTCCCACTTCTCGAGTGAGTCAAACCAATCCTTGATGGGGTCGTGCATCGGTGAGAAGTCCGAATCAAGAAGCTTATAGACACGCTCCTCTGTGATCTTCAGGCCAGCAGCCCTCATGCGTCTGCATTCGGAGTTGATCCAGTAGTCAGTGACACGTTCCCACGTCGATGAGTCTGCGCTCTTGTATTCGATCACGTTGGTGACGATGTTCTTCCGAAAGTTATAGCCAGACTGCAGGAAAGTTTCTACTTTAGTTGTCACTTCGACTGCTGACTTGGGTGGCTCCTGATAAAATCCCGGCCGAGGGTTCCAGCCGTGACGCTTGGCAGCCCAGATAAGGGTGGCGGCGTGAACTCGTGAAAGTCCAGACTTGGCAATCTCAGTGTACGGGATCTCAGATGGTGACCACTGCTCGAGCATGGCGATCACATCAGGCCCCGTGCCGACTGCGTCGAATACTGCAGCTGCTATCTTCTTCCAGTCGATATGGGTCCCGGGCCGAGGTGGGATGTAGCGCAGCATGTCACGCACATCATCGATGCCGATCTTGGCAGCACTGAAGGTGTCATACATGCGCTGTTCGTGGTGCTGGTCTTCAGATGACCTGACGAGGGCTTCGACGGTGCGATCACTCAGGACGTTCCCCCAGATGATCGTGCCTGCATTCACAGAGCCGTACCAGATACGGACGTTGTCTTTGGCGTTCTGATCTCCACCGAGCTTGTCAATGAGAGCAGCCACGATGGCACGGTACTCGTCAGAGCTCTGAACTGGCTTTGGTAGCACGAACATGATCCTGTAGCGAGGCTCGGCTTCAGTATGGCTTGCCGTGGTGTATGCAAAGCTGGCGTGTGCTTTGAGCCATGGGTCGTCTTTCAAGGCTGCGAACGGTGTCGAGGTCTTGTCAATATCGACACCGATGATCTGTGCTGACTTGAATGCAGCCCCCTCACGCTTGCACAGGCCATCGTCATTGACAGCAAGGTCAGCGCAGCAGATGGGGTGTCCCATGATGGTCAGGTGCTGCATGATCTCTTCTGGAGACATGACCATTGGTTTCAGCCGATTGGATAGGTCATAGAAATCGGCTTTGGAAGCCTTGCCCATGACTGAGCTGTTGATGCTGAGTCGAATCAGTGGCGAGTTCATACTACAGCACCCTCGCTATCACTGAGCAGAGGTAAATGACGATCTGCGCAAGGATCAATGCAGACATGAATGCAATGCTCAGGAGCACCCCGAGGATAACGTGCACGAGTATCTCGACCGATTTAGGCAGTTGATACCGACGCAGCTCATCGCCACGTTTCAAGTTAATGTTCATACGGGCTCCGTAGTTATCGGCTCCCACGTGGTAAGCCGGAATTGTGTATAATATTCGTGATACTTGGCAGTGTACTTGATGACGTCCGTCTCGACCTGGTAACCACGTTTCCGCAGCGTTGCGATGCACCATCTCAGTACGGTCGGTGACATCTTCCACAGCTCACGAGCCATCACGGTGGTCAGCCATTCCCCCGATCGCATGTAGTCGAAGACCTGTTGAATTATGCCGTGGTTATTCTTGTGTTCGGCATATAAATAGATCCTCATGTCAGGTGCTGATGGCCTTGCAGACTGGGCACGTTCTCGAAACATGGCAGCGGCTTGCTCGGTGTAGATGAGTCTGGTGGCCCACTTGGTTTTCATCGCATCTTCTCGGCAATGTGTAAGATAGCGTAGGCCCGGTCAATGCGACCATCAGAATCATCGGGATAATAGTCCATCTCATATGCCACAGCCGACGGCAGAACATGTCGCAGCGTTTCGCAAAGCCTTTTGTTGATCGCTGCAGTCCAGCCCAGACGCTCTGCTGCTTCTCGTAAGGCTGCATTCGCCACGCCATCGGTGGTCTCGATTTCGTCAGCCAAGATGTGCAAGGCCTTGACTAGCGTTTCCGTGGATGTGCGATTGGCGGTTTGTTCGCCATCGTGTGATTCTTGGTAGGTTCGGCTCATGGCACGACCTCGTTGTAAATGTCGGCGATTCGTTGGGCGGTAGATATGCCATCTACATCTATACGTAGTGTAGCTACAACAGATCCATCTTCGCCTACGATATTCCACCTGCTCATGAGTTTATTCCAGTGAGCCGTCCACCGCTTCGGTTTGACGTAGGGGGCGGGGAGTGGTTGCCATGGCTCACCTAGTAAAAGACATTTCGCGATTTGAAATATCACGACTCCATCTCTCATACCAAGAACCGCACCATCACTGTCGGCATCCTCCACCGTCGGCAGTCTGTCTGTTATCCATTCACTCATGGCTGCCCTCCTTTGGCTTTGGCTTCAATCTGCTTGCGCTTTATTTCATGGAACCGTTCGTTCCATTCGCTGCACATTAGCTCATACTCTGCGTGCAAAGCGTCTACTGGGCTTATCGCCTGGTTCAAAACGTCAATGTCGATCATCCTCGATATTCGCAGACCTTCGCCTACAATTGCAATTTGTAGCATTGGCTTGTCACTCATGGCGTCCCTCCTTTGGCTTTGGCTATGGCGGTTCGTGCAAGGGTTCTCATGTCCACTCTATAGGCATAGCTGAGATTACCTAGCATGTCGTCTATCGGCTCCAATGCCGCCAGCATCTCAGGGGCGGCGCAAATCAATTCCATGTCGACCGGCTCGCAAGCGTAAATGTCAGTAGCTATGATGTCGTTGTTCGAATCTAGGATAACGTAGCCGTGATGCATCATGTCTACCCATCGCCACGGCCCGGGCGTATGCTTTCGTGCTGTGCTCATGGTGTTTCTCCATTCTCACGTGCGGCGATCATGGCGTCGGCCCGTTCGTAGCAAGCCTTTGCAATTCTTACAGCATCAAGTGAAGAGCTGCCTGCACTTGCCAACGCCTGCCCTGCAAACCAGTCCCGCAGGGTCATGCCGTAGCTCCAGCAACCATTTCCGCGCGGGAACGCCTGCCCTCCGTCTTTCGGTGCCTTGCTCATTGGGTGCTCCCTTCCAGCTTTGCGATGGATTTCTTAGCTATTGACCACATGGCTAGCGCCCTTTCTTGGTACGGTGTGCTGTTGTTGTATTCGTAAACATCTGTAATGGCTTTGAACGCTTGCATGACCTCATCTGTCATAGCTTCGATGTCCTCGTGCCAGATGTATTCGCCGTCTTTCTCTTCGACCATTTCTAGGTTGGCATAGCTACCGAACCTGAGTGCGTTGTATCGTCTCACGGCTGGCCTCCATTCGCGCTCATCTGCCTGACACAGATCTCGTGGTATAGTGGGATCCGCTGCATCCACGACTTGTTTCGTTCCCGCTTATTCGGGAGGGTGATCGTCCGTGACGGTGGATGCTTACCTGCTGCCTGCTTACGTGTCCGGTCGGTGATGCGCACAGCCCAGTAGATTTTCCCATTGGCATTGTAGTGGGCCTCACCTCGGATGGCCAGCCCCGACCGGAGGTGCTGACTGACACCTCCGGTACGTTCGTAGAGTAGGATCTCGGCATCCTGAATGCCAGCCTGCTTGGCTTCTCGGTAGCGTTCTGCAAACATTCCGTCTGCATCGCATAGCTCTTGAATCTTGGCCGATGGCTGTGCTTGGTTACTCATGGCTGCCACCCACGCTTTGACGTCTTGCGTGCCTGTTCTGCACAGATCTCGTGGTAGAGTGGGATGCGCAGCGCAGCTGACTTGTCACGTTCGGCTTGCGTGTCGAATGTGATAGTGCGCCGATTATTCTTGCCTGTCCTGGTGTAATCTAAGACAGCAGCCTGATATAGTCGATGCTCATTCTTCTTGGTGCTCTGCTTCCAAACTTTCAAACCATTCCTGCGATGCTTTGCATAACCACCGGTCTCTTCATAGACCAGTATCTCCATGTCCAGCACGCCGCACTGCACTGCTGTCTTGTATCTCTCGTCAAAGGCTGCATCGATGGCACGCAGTTCTTGTATGCGATTCTCACCAATCTTTCCGGTCTTCTGCAGCCACGTTTTACTTGTATGCTTGCGCTGTGGCTTGATAGCCTTCGCACCCTTGACCGTCACCTTATCCTGACTCCCGTCACGGTTCTTGACAGTCAATGTCTGGCCAGGCTTGAGATGGCCTAAGGTTTGCCGAGGGTATGTTACCCTCGGTGCATCTTCCCGCACTACGGCACGGATCCAATTTTTAAGCATGTTAATCATGGCAGTCTCCTCAGAATGGCAGGCTGCCGTCATCATCGGTATCTACCGATTCGACGCTGCCTATGGTGGATGATACTGGTACTTCTTTGGCAGCCAGCCGTTGGCCTACCTTCGACTGGAACTCGCTCACGATGAACTCCATCTGCGCGGTGTCGTCGTAGATGGTCTCACCACGCACCTGCATGACTTCGAGATCAGGCAGCAGAGTGCGCCCTGCAGGCTCGGGGTCACGTGGCGAGCAGTATGGACGCTCGAGCTTCTGGTCAAACTGCATGACAGTCGTACCGATGATGGTCTTCTTTGGGTTGTCCTTAGGTGCGAAGCTGTAGGGCTTGATGGTTACCGGCATGCTAGGGTCAAACTTTGCATTGCATAGTGCCATAATGAGGGTCTTGGCATACCCAGACGCATACTTGATGCTCAGCACATAGGTCTGCTTTGCATCTGAAAATACCAGCTTCCACTGCTTGCCATAGTCGGTATCCACTACAGACGCAGCCACAAGGTTGCCGACAAACTGATCGTGCACGTACTCATGCACGGTGTTGCCTTCTTTGGTCACGCGCGTGACACAGCCCTCTGCAGGCTCCTTGAGACGGATGCGACATTTACCGTCGCTCATGGTGAAATACGTTGCACCTGTGATGGTGCTGCTTTGAACGAATCCCATACTGGTGACTCCTTTGAGTTGGGATATTAGGGGATATGCGGCATGGTGACCGCTGTTGTTTTCGGTAAAAGATGCCTCGCCCGCCGCACCCACCACGGGCGACGGGCAAGGACTTACGCAGGCTCGGAGGACGGGCCTGCTTCGCTGGTGTTAGGTGATTCGATAGGTTGTGGAGAGGTGGCAGCGTGTCTGTCGAGGATGGTCTTATTCGGATCTGTGCTGGTGATGAGCACGTTCTTGGGCAGCGTCCCCGTTATGAACAGCCGGGGCTTTGGTGCTGGATCGTTGGTGGCATGGAATAGCTGGCAGCGATACTCGATCTCTCCACCGGTACGGGCAAGCATTGCCTTCTCGGTTTGGTCAGTCAGTGTATAGGTCGGCTCCTTGCGCCAGTCCTTAGGTGACCAGTTGAATACACGGTCGATGTAGTGATGCTGTTCTTCGCTGGCCTTCCAGTACATGCCAAGCTGCACAGCGTAGTCGTCATGTATGCTCGTGCCAGACTTGTAATCGATCAGCGCACGCACTTGCGTCTTTTTGTACGTCATTGTGCAGATCAGATCGCAAGCACCTGCGTAGATGTGGTCATCGCTGTAAATGACACGTTCGGTGTAAACAGGCCGCACGTCGTGGTCTTCACAGAATTGCACGAACGAGCAGAGGGCTTTCTTGTGAAACTCTGGCAATCCATCCAAGCTAACCACGCCAGTCTGCAGGTACTCCTCGATAAGAGCGTGCATCTGAGTCCCACGTTCGGCAGCCTCGTCTCGCATCTTGTTAGCTTCATCGATGCCGTGCTTTGCATACCAGGCCATCAGGCCCGGTGGCATTGGGCTCGTGGCCCTGATGATGCGGGTGACGCTAGGATACCAGATGACCTTACCGTCTTTTACACGAGCATAGAAACGCTCACCATTGTCATCGTATCGATACAGTCCGTTGTATGCTCCTTCAATCATGGCATCACCCCGTACTTAGGCTGCACATCAATGATGGGGCTGTCCTTGGCACTGACGTCTGTCATGACCATCCCGATCACGAGCAGCAGGATGAACCCGGTGATGCACGTGATGACGGCCACAGCTCTGGTGCGCTGGTGCTTGGTGGCTTCTCTGATGACTGGTGCGCATCGCACCCACACTTCGCCGTTCTCGTCGTGCTTGACACGGCAGTCGATTCCTATAAACATGTGTCCTCCGATTGTAAATGGTGGTGGTTAGATCAAGTTAGCAAATTCGGGACGATTTTCAGCGCACCACTTGCGTGATGCTTCGCGGTCTGCAGATGCATGCTTGCCGCTGGTGATGCCACCGATATGGTGAACATAGGCACGGCTGACACAGATGCGATGACCTGCAGCTATCATGTCATAGCATTGGATGATGTCGGATCCCCAGTTGATTGGTGGAAAGTTGACCCATCGGTCACGGTGGATCATGCTGAAGATCGGTGCTATGGCCTGCTCATATTGAATCTGCGCAGCATGGCCGAGAGGGTTGCGATATATGTTCTGCAGGTTCTGCATTACACGGTCGGTGCGAGCAGCGATGTGTCCCCAGCGAATGCCAGCCTGGTCGAGCATGTCGGCATCCTCGATGAGCAGCTGCATCGTTTCCGGGTGGAGCACCACGTCGTCATTCGCGATGATGAACCGGTCGTGGTGTGGGAACTCTGCAAAGGTCACGCCTACGGCTGCATTGTAGTCAGCACCGAATGTCGAAGGGCGTGCTTTGAATATCTCGACATGCGAGTCATTGGCATAGTAGTCGCAAGAATGTTCGAACATGCGCACGTGGTCTGCGAATCTGTTGAGTGTGCAGACGATGATTGGTGGCGTTGTCACTTGCGACCTCGCTTGGTTACGGCTTCGTAGTTTTTGCGGGCCTGTTCAGCAGCCCTAACAGCTGCGGGCAATGTCGTGCCAGTGCCATAGATCTTGCGACCGTCGCTGGCGATGACGTAGGCAGTCTCCTGCTTGGTCATGGTGTCCTCCGATTGTGGTGGTGGGTGGGTTATCCAAGAATCTGCATGTTGCGTTGTGGCGATGTCAGGATGCCATCATCGCGGCGAACATCAATCGACTTACCAGACGTTGAAACCTTCTCAATTACACCATAGAATGTTTCGCCGTGAATGTTCTGCCAGCTAATGCGAGCACCAATACGTGGTTTGTTAGATTTCTTGGCCCGAGCCGATGCCTTGCGTGCGGCTTCGAACTCAAGAGCGAGGGTATTTGCAGGTTCGCATTGTTGGTCAAGCGTATGCATTATTGCGCGCGCCGTTGAAAGAATATCGGCTGCAGTGGCTTGGGCGGCTTCTGTAATGCCATAGAACCCGAGGAGCCGACGGTAGAGGTGGTAGCTCGAAGCGTAGCAGTTACGGCTATCTGCCATTGCATCTGTGAGATCGCTTGCAAGGGCTGCTGTTTCTTGCGCGCTCAAGTGTGCCGTGTTGAGTGTCATGGTGTCCTCCGATTGTGGTGGTGGTGGGTGTCACGTCGTGTGACAGATGCAATATAACACAATATCTACACCTGTCAATAGGCCAGCCCAAAAAAAACAAAAAAAAAATCCCGTAGTGCATCGGGCCACTACGGGACGTGATTGGTTAGTTGTTGTTCCTAGCGATTCGTGCGCTGCTCTGATGCGGTTTTCGTCTCCAGATCGCCAGCACCCGGCTTATATCGTTCTCGCATAATTCGCAGCATGCGCTCCATCTCGTAACGTCGCACCGGTATCTGCTCGATGAGGATGGCATCGTGCAAGGCCATCACTAGCCTGGTGTATATGGTCTGCTTGTCAAACATCAGAGTGCAGTCCCCTGTTCTGTGAATGCTCGTATGCGAGCAGTGGCAGAAGATGCATAGGTCACGCTTGTCGCTGAATTACTCAAGACCACAGCGTACATGTTCGCAGCCCCAGCGGCTGAGGTCACACGATAGTACAGATCAGGATTGACTGTTGCCACCCAGACCGTCGAAGACAGACGCTTATAGTCCGTGTCCTTGATCTCCACAATCCCCACGAGGTTTGTAGATGATGCGTTGTAAACAGCACCAGCCGTCGGTGTGGTAGGGGCTGTGCCCGAGTAGATCAGCACCTGCAGTGGGGCCTTCTTGATATTCGCAGAACTCGATGCCGTTTCTTCAAACTCCAGCTGGCGAATCACACCGTGCTGGCGTGTGGTCTGGGCTTGTGAGTACAGCACCACCACAGCCTCTGCCAGTGGATAGTATTGTGATAGTGCCGAGGTGATGAGTCCCGTGCCCACGGCTTGCCAGCCGTAGTCAGTCGTGGGGTCGGTGAGAATGTTATCGACCACTGGTGTCGATTGAATGCAGCTCATGATAGTCTCCGATTATGGTGCGTTGTTATAACCAGAGCCTGTGTCTGGTGTTTCGATGTAATACTGACCAGTGCCCTCCCACGTGGTAGGGGCGCAAGATACGCGATGGCCAGACACGTAAGCATAGTAGTTGCTCGTGGCAATCAGTGTGCCGGTCTGGGGCCCGTTGCCGTCGTCAGTCAAGTACACTGCGAACGAGACGTAGTCACCTGCTTTGAGTGGCACGAGCCCCGAGCCCTGCAGGGCTGCGTCTTCGACGTGGTTCTTGTCATTGTGACTGTTATTGGTCATATCCACATGTCTCCACAGCTGACCATTGAGCATGACTGCAAGACGTACCTCGCGAATACGGTCGGCTGGTGAGAACTTCATGAATGCAGCGATGTCAAAGTGATACACACCGACTGCATCGGCTGGTGCGTAGAATCGCCACGTGTTAGCAGTCGCCCTGTAAACACCAGGACTGCGCAGTACTTCATGATTGAAACGCAGTGGAGTTGACACAAGGCCAGTGACAGATGACGACCAAGGCTGCGGTATTACGCTGGCATCCCACTCGAATGCTCGATGCCAGTCACTGATAGCGTGCTTGGCCCTGAGCTCGGCATCGGCTACGTTACGCAGAATGGCCTGCGCTTCAAGTGCTGCGATGCGCTTGGCTTTCAAGGTGTCAAAGGGGTTGAATACCAGCTGTGTGATGAACTGCTGGTAGTTCACGACATCCGGCACGGGGGCACTGGCAAGGATAGCAGATGACAGCTGGCGTCTTCCTTCGAAGGCCAGCGAAGCCGGGGCCACCTTAGCACGGGCGATGGGGTCATTGATTGGCATATCAGTTGGCCGTTGTTGGTTTCAATAGATAGTAGCTCATCTTGCTCTTGCCCTCGATCCAGTTGACTTCCACAGAAACAGGCAAGGCTCGAGTCCATGACAGGTTTGTGAAGATATCAGCAGGGCCCCCTGTGAGGTTGTGACGACCGCAAAGCCCCGACGGCAGTACGTAGCTGCTGATCGTCACAGGCCACTCGATCTCCACAAGTGCGTTGTTGTCGTCACTGAATGCTTTGAGGTGCAGCTTCGTCAAAGCTGCAGCCATTGAGGTTTCGGCCTGCATCGCTGCCAGCTGAAGCCCCGTCTGTTGCTGCGTCTCTTCGCGTTGATCCCATGGGTTATCAGATGCTGTCGATGTCACACTGACGTAGTGATTCGCACCCGGCCCGTACCAGTACAGGGTATCCTCGTGCACCTTCATGATCGAGCCGTCTGGAGATCCACCAGCCCCATTGCCGTTGAAATACACGTGATTGGTTTGCCGAAACGGCCCGTACCTACCACGTCTCTCGTCATACTCAGAATAGAAAACAGGGATGTTGTGCACGATGGGCTCGACGTTCATTGACCGGCTGGCACGTGCCCCATTAGCAATGCGGACAATTTCGGTCTTGTCTTCCTGGTTCGAAGTTTCATAGCGCACCTCACTCTTCAGAATGTTCTCACCACGCACTGTGATCTTGGCATCTGTCAGGGCTTTGGTCATGTCAAGTGTTACGTCTGCAGTGTCAACGTTGTTGGCATAGTCACGAGACGAGCCGATGCGCTTGACATCCCATACCAGACCTATGGTGTCGTAGGGCTGGTCAGTCTGTGTGTTTGCTGGCACGATGGTGTAGCGATAGCTGACCTTGACACCTAATGTCTCGCACAGATCACGTAACAGGTCATATGCGCTGGCTCCCTTGGCATTCCATGCGTAGTTGTCTGCAGATGAAAACAGACCACCGATAAGGGTCTCCACACCAGAGGCCACACGATTCACGTGCGTTGTCAGCTTCAGATCGGTACTAGCTAGTGCGGAGCCTTTGCGCCTTAGCTTGCCACCGACATCGACACCATCGGTCGTGCATCCATACAACGTCAGTGCTGCGGTGAAGATGTTGCGCAGGCTGTTAGTGGTGTCCCATAACACGTTCGGCGACTCGGGATAGTTTCCGGTTGCCTGTGCAAGGATTGCACCCAAGTTGTAACAGACGCGATTCATGGCCTTGTATGCATCTGTCACATACAGCTTGCAGCCGCTTAGGTCTCCGGATTGGTTGCGCCCCCGTGTTGCTGTTAGGTAGATCTGCCATGGTGTGTTATTTGGAACCCACTCGGGATCGTATCCGGTAGCTGGCACAAGTGTCGAGAGGTTGTAAGGATTGCGCACGTGGTCTGTGGTTCGCTTCATCACCATGTATGCAAAGTCAGCAAGCTCAATGCTGTACGCATACTGACCATCGCCCAAGGGCTCGAGCTCGAAAGCCTCGATGTTATCCTCCATCCCTACGAACTCCAGCGACCACGTCGCACCGTTCGTGCCACGGTCGGTGTAAAAGTAAAACAGCGTCGGACGCACCGTGCCAGTGGTTTGTATCCACGTTTTCAGATCTGTCGGCAGTCGTGACCATGCGAGCTTGATCTTAAGCGTCTGAGTTTTACTCATGCCATACGGCACGGCGTCAAACTCGTTTTTCTGGCTGCTCAGTTCCAACAGGCTGACAGCATCCAATTCCACAAGCGTGTTCGCAGGGTCATTCAGATTGCTGATCGGAGGTAAGATGTCTAGTCTTGTCTGCCAGCCGTTCGGTAGCGTTCGGGAGATTCGGTATTGATAGGTCGGCATCAGTAATTGAACCTATGCTTTAGTGTCACGCTCAAAGTACGTGTTCCGTACTCCTTGTTACTTGCTGTTGACCACTCCTCGATGTACACAGGATGCACGAGCCCAGCGGCTGGCGTCACACGTTCGCCCGCAGCGATCCGAGCCCACAGGTACTTCTTGCCTGAGATGTTGTCGGCAATGGTCAATAGGTCAGTCAGACTGTCTTGACCGGTTGTGGCCTTGTAATAGAATGGATAGCTCTCCACAGCCCACCGGGTGCGCCGTCGTGGGGTCGAGATGACACCGCCACCGATGTCCTCAAGTTTGAAGAACGAGAACTCGCTATCCTCATTCGGGGCCAGTATGGCGATGGTCGCCACCGTCGGTGTTGCTATTGCCGTCACAAATGCCGTGTCGTAGGCAGTGCTCTGCACGTCCTGATCGCCCGCATATAGATACAGCTGCCAGCTTGCATTTCCTGCCATCTTAGCCCCTCAGATTGCGCACCGCAGTGCGGTGCATGTTACGTGAATACAGGTACTGGTCAAAGCCGACATCGAGTGCAACAGCCGTGCGCCCCTCGATGCCGTTCGGCATGGAGTCGAGACGCTTGCGTATCATGGAGAGCTCAGAACGCATGGCACTCATCTCACTCACTAGGCCATCATTGGTTTGCATCGGCACGCCAGCCAATGCAAGTGGAAAATTGCCCTCGTTCATCTGCTCTAAGATACCACGATACTTGCGCGTGTTTTCTTTGTTGATAACGAACTCGCCCCTGTGCACCACACCAGCCGGTGTGTACTTGCCACCATCCCCAGTGTATCCACCCTCTGCAAACCCCGAGACCGCAGCTCTAGCAGCACCGAGAAGGCCATACAATACGGCACTTAGTGCAGCACCGGTGGCCAGACCAACAAAGGTCTTGTCAGCCAGTTCCTTACCTACAATCTCAGCTACAAGGATGGGAACGAGAGCGTTCAAAATGTCAAGGGCAATGAGGAGGCTGTTCTTGCCATATTCACCCTGTGCAGTGAGCAGGTCGAGAAATGCCGTTGTCGTCGTCTGGTATAATGCAGCATAGAAATCATCTGTCAGCCCCAGCTGCACATCATAGGCCTCGGCTTGGCTTTGCAAAGCCTGCAAGCTCAGGTCTCTGGCTTCACTGAATTTTTGATTTAGCTTTCCAAGAACCACATCGAAAATTCCCGGCTGAGCACCAAGGCTGGTCTGCAGTTGCGTGATGCCGTCCTGGTAGGACAGCAGCCCCTGCGTTATTGAATCAGTGATCTTGGTGACGGCCTCTTCGCTGGCTTTGGCCGGTTTGTTGAATACTCCAAACCAGTCGATGGAGTTGACTGCCTTGGCTGCGGTCTTGATCGTGTCGGCAATTACTCCCTTATCCTGCTTGTCATCAATGGCGATCGGAATTTTGAGGATAGCCTTCTGCAGACGCAGCTGCTTGTTCTTTTCTTCGAGTGCGTTCTTTTCAGTCAAGGTCAGTGCTCTGGTGATCGCCAGCTCTGCAGGCAGCTTGATCTTCAGACCACGCAGTTCTGCCTCACGTACCGCGTCGGTGTAGGCTTCAAGCACCTGCACTTTCGTGCTTTCCTTATCGACTTTCAACGTCGTCGTAAGTGGCACGCCATCAGTGCCGCCGGCAATGGCGAACAGCTCGGCAGCCTTGGCAATGTACTCGGCCACCTGCGTCTTCTCAAGCTTTTGCAGTCGGAGCTTGATTTCTTGTTCACTCAGGCCCTGCTTAAGCAGCTGGATCTCGAGATCCTTGACAGCATCCAGCTGATCGTTACGGTACTTCTTCAGAGCGTCCTGCGCAGCCTTGAATGCAGCCTCGGCTTCTTTGGACTTCTTGATGTTGTTGTCTTTAGAGTCCGTGTTTTTGTCTGTCGCGTCGGTGTTGTCTTTGACCTCAACAGTGGCCGCTGCAATAGGAGCTTCTGCCTGCTTAAATGTGGCAGCCGTCTTAGCGATTACGGCATTGGCTGCCTCATATATTTTGTTCAGCTCCTGCGGGTCAATGCCAAGGCCACCGATGCTCTTCTGAAGAGTCTCGAGTGCCAGCTGTGCCTGCTCAATGGTCTTCGCATTGTAGATGGAATTTGAGAAGGCCTCACCAGCCTGCTTGAGTTCTGAGCTCTTCAGAAAGCCAGTCGTCAGATCCTGCAGTTCTGCTATGGCTGCGTTACGTGCTGCAAATGCGATGGCACGTGTCGAAGCTTCGAGACGCTTGGCAAGGTTCGCAGCCTCCTTGTCAAGCTTGCCCAGCTCATCGGTCGTCTGCTTACCGATCTTCTGCACAGCCCCGAGGTTGTCAGCGAATGATCCGGTCTTATCGATAAGGTCAGGATACTGCCTGTCCAGTTGGTTCTGTACTTCGCGCAGCCGCTTCTCTTCGTCGGCAGTGCGTTCTGTTTTCTGCGCAAGCTTTGTAAACTCGTCAGCGAGGCTCTTCGTCTGGGTAACACTGACCTTGCGTTCTTTGTTGGATTGAATCTGCTGCTCGACCAGTTTCTTCTCAGCCTCGGCATTGCCGAGCGCCTCCTCTGCGCTGATGTTCATCGCATCGGCAACAGCATACACACCAGCTGCAAGCAGAGCCAAAGCCGCTACTGTTGCCCCGATTGGATTGGCAGCGAGTACAGTGTTGAAAGTACCGGCTTCGATTGTTGCGAGCTTCGTTGCGATTGCGGAGACTCCCATCGCCGCACCGTATGCCACCAAAGCACCTGCAGCAATGGCCAAGAACGGAACGAACTCTTGGAAGTTGTCAAGTACACTCTTGATGATAGGTGACACAGCCTGGAACGCATTGATAAGTCCCACCTCGATGGCAGCCTTGAACTTGTCAAACCGTGCCGCGACCGTATCGCTGTTCTTGGCTGCTTGTGTCAGGGCCTCCTGCGTTCCGGTGACGCCATCAGTAAATGACTTGATGTTGTCAACGCCATTGAGCAGGATGCCAGCCGTAGCTGCGTTCTCAGCACCGAACAGCTTGGACAGTGCAGCTGCTTTCTCGGCATCAGTGCCGAGCTTATTGAAACCGCCCTGCAGCTTCTCAAGTGCGGGTGCTAGACCTTGCGTCGTGAGGGTCTCACCAAGGTCTTTATATGACAGCCCTACCGACTGCAGAATCTTTGCCTGCTCAGCACCGCCATCGATGAGCTTGCCGATCACATTGCGCAGACCGATACCGGCCTCGGATCCTACCTTGCCACCGACTGCAAGCTGCTGGATGGCTGCGTTCGTTTCTTCGAATGATAGGTTCGCACCCTTGGCAGCAACACCGGCCTGCAGGATGGCCTCGGCCACCTGTGGAATTTCGGCAGCACCGACCTTGGCAGACGCTGCCAGGACATTGATGAACCGCCCCGATTCTTGTGCCAGCTTTGCAGGATCTGATGCATCGACACCGAACTGCAGCATCGAGTTGGATAGTGCATCCACCGATGCCTTCGCATCAAGACCTGCAGCTTTGCCCAGAACATTGACAGACTCAGCTACTGTGCTTAGGGCCTCCGGTGTCTTTGCCAGATCAGGGCCGAACTTCGAAAGTACCGTCTGGAAAGCTTCGAGCTGAGTCGTGGCCGAGCCACCGAACTGCAAAGCTAGATTCTTGGCACGTTCCCCGAGGTCATTCAGCCCCGCACCAGTTACGCCAGTGACGGCAGAGACGGATTGCAGTGCGTTCTCAAAGTTTGTGCCTGCAGCGATGGCCTCGGTGAAGCCCTGCTGTATCAACGCTCCAGCCTGCGCTGCAGCCGCCCCAAGCAAACCCCCAGCGAACGCTCCCTTGAAAGATTCCCCGATGCTTGATGATGTTGCCTTTGCCTGCTGCTCAAGAGAGCTAAATGCAGACTTTGCACTTGCATCATCTACATCGACCACAATGTTGCCGAGGCTTTTGTCCAGCACCGCAGCCGTAGCCTTGCCGTCAGCAGCTATCTTCTTTAGCGATGCTGAGAAGTTGGTGGTGTCGAGCTGGAGTTCGTTCTTGAATACAGCCACTAGCGTCTCCTCATTCTCCGTTGGTTACGTGATTCCGCAGCCTGTGCTGCAGTCGGTTGGCTCCATGTTGACGCTTTTACGATTGCTAAACGGCGCAGAAACTCACTGGCCCGCAGGTCAGAGACTACCTGATCGGGTGTCATATGCCATGCTTTTGCTATTTCCATACCCGTTAGGGTGTCATGCTCATCGACAGGCATGACGTCATAGCCTGTGATTCGTTTTGGGTATGGCTTGCCCTCGTCATCGACAGCTTCTTTCGTCAGGACGGGATAGTACATGTATGCATGGCGCACTGCAGTCATTTCAGAGTTTAGCGATTTCTCGAAACGATGCGACCACAGTGGTCACCTCCGTCAAGTCTTGTTCATCCCAGAAGTCAGCAGATGCCAGTGCAGTCTTTTCCGATTCGGTAAGCTGGCTGTCATCGATGATGATGCGCAGCAATGCAAAGCAGGCGTTCACGGCTTCGTAGTTGTCGTAAGGGAATGCCGTGACGGGGTTGTTGAGTGCATCCCAGATCTCAGGGAATGACTCCAGCAGTTCGGCCTGGATGCGCTGTTGCACCATTGCCTGCAGATCATTGTCCGTGATGTTCGGAATCTCGGCCTTGATGCCAGCCGAGATGCGGGCCGAGTGCTCGGTATTCGCACCACCTGTCAGGGTCACGATCTTGGCAGCGTTCGGACTGCGTCGCATGGCCTCCTGAAAGGCTTGGTTCTGGCCTAGCGTCCTAAGCACCGCTATCGGGGCTTCGACGGCCTTGATGAGCTTGCGACTGACGACGGCCTTGATCGGCACGGCCTTAGGGCCCGTAGCAA